AAGGAGTATTCAAAGAAGGTGCAGAAGAAGCCATCAAACGTTCTCTCGCAATACGTCATATGGAGTTGCCAGTTGGAGAATTTATTCGTGAAGGACTTGAAAAAGAAGTACCACCACTTGCTAGGCAGCTCCTTGAATCAAACGTACAAGACGAGATTAAACACGATCTTGCCTTGGGCTATATAACAGATGCTTATGGCATTAAAGAAGATGCAAAAGAAGAATTGGAGGCTAAGAGATTAAGAGATGCTTGGATTGCACACCCTGACCATACCATTACTAAAGCACTTGTCGCGGAGCGAGCTATATTCTTTGTTCTATTACCTTTCTTTAGGTTTAATGGCTGTGCTGCTCTTAGGACAGTATCGGCAGATATCTCAAGAGACGAGCAAATCCATGTCGGAAGTAATTCACTTGTATGTGCAGAGTTGGGGCTTTCTCCTTCTCCTAGCTTGGACCGTCTTAGGAAGGCAACTATTCATTGGATATTAGAGCCACTAGGTATAAATACTAACGATAAATATTTAGACAAAAAATTTTGGGCCGATGCCTCAGATCGCTTAATGTATGAAGGCAAAGCACCAGAATTTTCTGACACCAAGGCAGCTAGAATGCCAGCATTTTTTGAACATGACAACACAAACCTACCCCAGTACGCTTAGAATATATAACAGTTCACTGGAGAAATTAATTGAGGACTTGGAGTTAAAGTTCCCTTCAAGTCCAATCCATCCTAAAGAGGAACTACCTTCAATTATGTACAAAGCTGGTCAAGCTAGCGTTGTTTCATATGTAAAACAAATACTAGAGGAGAATTAATATGTGCTTCGGAGGAGGAGGTGGGGGCGGAGGAGCCCAACAAGCACCACCACCTATTATGGGACGTAACCCTGACCTTATGAGAGAATCACAACTACCAACTAAAAAGAAAACTGTTGATGAAGATGATGTAACAGGAGTTGAGTATGGTAGTTCCGCTAAGAAAGGTGGAGCAGCAGCAGGTAATAAGGTAGGTACAGATGCATTAAGAATTAAACTTAATACAGGTACAACGAATACCGCAGCAGGAACAGGAGGAATGAATGTATAAAGCAAGTGAAAGATATTCACAGTTATCTTCTGGACGTACACAGTTCTTAGATCAAGCTGTAGAATGTTCTGAACTTACTTTACCATATCTTGTACAACATGATAACAGTACCAAAGGTGGTAAGAAATCTCTTAAACAACCTTGGCAATCAGTAGGAGCAAAGGCAGTAGTAACATTAGCAGCTAAGTTAATGCTTGCACTACTACCACCACAGACTAGCTTCTTCAAACTACAAGTCAGAGATGATAAGTTAGGAGAAGATATAGAACCACAGATTCGTACTGAATTAGACTTAGCTTTCTCTAAGATAGAGAGAATGGTGATGGACCACATCGCTGCTTCTAGTGATAGAGTAGTCGTACACCAAGCATTAAAACATCTGATAGTATCAGGTAATGCTCTTATCTTTATGGGTAAGGATGGTTTAAAACATTTCCCACTCCAAAGATATGTTGTCAATAGAGATGGTAATGGTAATATACTAGAGATAGTAACAAAAGAATTGATTAGTAGGAAGGTGTTGGGACTTGATCCTAAGCCAAACCCATACCCTAATGATCCTAATCAAAACAATGGCTTAAATGAGGACGACGCAGAAGTATACACATGCGTTAAGCAAGACACTAGCTCTGGACGCTGGATCTGGCATCAGGAAGTAGACGATCAAGTCATACCTGGTAGTCGTAGCACAGCACCTAAGAATGCTAGTCCCTGGCTCCCTCTACGTTTTAATACAGTAGATGGAGAAGACTATGGTAGAGGTAGAGTTGAAGAGTTTGTAGGTGATCTACGAAGTCTTAACGGTCTAGCTCAAGCATTAGTGGAGGGCTCAAGTGTAGCCTCCAAGGTGATCTTCTTAGTATCCCCTTCAGCAACTACTAAACCACAGACTTTATCTAAAGCTGGCAATGGTGCTATCATACAAGGTAGACCAGAGGATGTAGGAGTAGTTCAAGTAGGTAAGACAGCAGACTTTGCTACAGCAGCACAAGTCGCACAACAATTAGAATCTAGAATACTAGATGCTTTCCTTGTCTTAAACATTAGACAGAGTGAAAGAACAACCGCAGAAGAAGTGCGGATGACACAGCAGGAATTAAATGAACAGTTAGGAGGTTTATTCTCACTACTTACTGTTGAATTCCTAGTACCATATCTCAATAGAACTTTGTTAGTATTGAATAGAAACAATACATTACCTAAGTTACCTAAAGATATAGTACGTCCTAAGATTGTAGCTGGTGTCAATGCTCTAGGTAGAGGACAGGATAGAGAAGCATTAACTATGTTTGTCACCACTGTTGCTCAGACATTAGGAGCAGATGCTTTGCTTAAATATATCAATCCATCTGAAGCTATCAAACGATTAGCAGCATCACAAGGTATTGATACTCTTAACTTAATCAAGAGTGATCAACAACTACAACAAGAGATGCAAGCTGCACAGCAGCAACAGATGCAAGCATCACTAGTAGATCAAGCTGGTCAACTAGCTGGTACACCTATGATGGACCCATCTAAGAACCCTGATGCACAGGATCAAGCTAATAGAATAGCTGATACCTTAAACATAGGGGCTCAACAACAACAACCACCTGAAGAATAATGTCAGCAGAAGAACAAACATTTACAGTAAATACAGATCCTTCAACAGAAACCTCAGCAGATAATCTTACTCCAGAGGAGCAGGATTCTCTAGCTGTTGGTGAAGAATTACAAGGCCAGCAGGAACAACTTCTTGCTGGTAAGTATAAGAATGCTGAAGAATTAGAAAAGGCTTATGGAGAACTTGAGAAGAAACTCGGAGAGCAAGATAATAAAACTGATGAACCAACTGACGAAGCTGAGGTTCCAGAAACCGAAGAAGTATCAGAAGAAAAGGCTGAAGCTACAGAACCTATTGAAGAAAACCTCTACCTAGAAGATGGTGTTGTTAATTATGAAACAGTTAACCAAGCTTATGGAGAGAAACTTGGAGAGGTATTTAAAGAATCTAATATAGATCCTTGGGCTATCAGTCAGAACTTCAGAAACAATGAAGGCAGTATAGATGAGTCAGACTATAAACAGTTAGAAGGTGCTGGCCTATCCAGACAAACAGTAGACGCATACTTACAAGGGAGAGCAGTAGAAATGGGTTTCACACAAACCTCAGATTCCGCAGACATCAGTGATTCCACCGTTGCTGAGATTAAAAATGCAGCTGGTGGGGAAGAAGCCTATAGTAACATGGTTAACTGGGCTAGTAATAATTTGGAAAAAAATTCTGTGGATGCTTTCGATGAGATCATTAACACAGGTAGTACCGATGCTATAAAGCTAGCTGTAAGCGGTCTTAAATCACAGTACGAGGCTGCCAATGGCAGTGAGGGTACGATGGTAACAGGCAAGGCTCCAGTGGCTACTCCAGCCGGTTTCAGGAGTCAAGCAGAACTAGTTGCTGCTATGAATGACCCACGCTATGACTCTGACCCTGCTTATAGGCAAGATGTCATAGGTAAACTAGAACAATCAAACGACTTAGGATTTTAACTATGGGTGTAAAGAAATTTGTTAAGGAAACTGTAGAAGATTTCAAACATGCTGGCAAAGAAATTAAACGTGCCTTAAAGAATAGAAAAGAAGACAGGACTGACTTCTTCAATCCATCCACATCTCATAATAAGAAGGTGAATGACTGATGACAGCTAACGAAGTATACGATAAGAACCATCCTAAAAATAAATTCAATGAGGCATACATGAAAGAACAGTATAAAAAACTGGGTATTCCTTGGAGAAATACAGACACTTCTTCTGATAAAAAAAGATAAATGAGCACACTCACCATACCTCAACAGAATAATTGGAATCAGTTCTGTGATTGGGTAACAAGCACCAACAACCGACTCTACGTTGGTTGGTTTGGTGTACTAATGATTCCATGCTTACTTACTGCAGCTACTTGTTTCATTATCGCTTTCATCGCAGCACCGCCTGTAGACATAGACGGGATAAGGGAACCAGTAGCTGGCTCTCTACTCTATGGAAACAACATCATCTCAGGGGCAATCGTCCCGTCATCTAACGCAATCGGTCTTCACTTCTACCCAATCTGGGAAGCTGCAACCCTCGATGAGTGGTTGTATAACGGAGGACCATATCAACTTATTGTGTTCCACTTTCTCATCGGTATCG